GAGCGCCAAGAGGTCCAACGCCGAGAACTTTGTGAGGATATCGCCATGAATGGCTCTTCTTCAACTTATATGAACAAGGGTTCTCGTATGTTAGTTGGCGGAATTCCATCCCCTCTAACCTATATGTTGCATGCTTTAGGCAACTCCCCTTCAATCTTGGCTACGGCTCTTAATGAAGCAATTAATGACGAAGTGTCAAAAATTAAAAAGGAAGTTACTAAAAAGAATAGTGACTACCAAGAAATTATGGATTTCTTTGACATCTCTTATGATGCTGAAAACGCTCAATTTGTATACGGAGTTTCTGCACCTTATGGGGATACAGCCCGCAATCTTGAGTACGGCGGTCCAGAATCGGCGGCTAATCCAGTACTTCGTAAAGCCGCAATCAGCAACGTCAAGCGCTTAGAAAAACGAATCAATACAAGTATTGATAAGCAATTGGGTAAGAAATGAGCAAGACTGGATTCCTTCTTGCTGAAGATGAGGCTCTCAAACTTCGTTTAACTGGCTTAACAGTAAGCGATGATAGGGAGCCTACTCGCCCTGTACAAGTCTTTTTCCGTTACCCAGAAGGGGAAACTGAGAAGCACTACCCTTTTATTACCATTGAGTTACTTGACATTAACCACGCTAGGACACGTCAACACTCAGAAGTATATTTGTACTCCAATTATGAAGAACATCCTAACAATTTAACTTATTGGCCCAGCACAGCCGACCTTATTGGTGATGCTGCGGGGCAAGACTTCTTAAGAGTTAATGATTTTATGCCTGTAGACATCACTTATCAGGTGGCTACTTACTGCCGTAGTGCCCAGCATGATCGTCAATTGACCGCCAAAATGCTTACTACGGTTACACCATATCGTTTCGGGTCCATCCTTATAGCGGCAGACAACACGTCTCGCCGTCTAGAAATGTTGGACTGGGCGAACGCCGATCTCCTAGATCAGGAGACTGGTTATCGTAAGCGGATTTTCCGCAAAATATATACGTTGCAGATGACGTCAGAACTGTCGTCTGAAGCCTTAATAGGAGTTAAGCAGGTTACCTCTGTTCAGACTACACTTGTACAGACAAATGATTAAAAATTCTGTTCCACGCCGTACCACATCTTCTAGGAGAATCTAATGGCATATACCCGCCCCGGAGTCTACGTTAAAGAGACCCCGTTCACATCTAACATTGGCGCTCGTTCAGCGGCAACCACTGCCGCATTTGTTGGCATTGCCGAACGTGGTGTCACCACCCCAACACTTATTAGTTCATGGAACTCATACAAAACATTGTATGGAGAGATCAGTGACTCATATGATCTTGGTTACGCCATCTATCATTACTTTGCAAACGGTGGGCGAGATGCTTACATTCAACGAGTAGTTGGTGCAAACACAACTAACGCAACTGTTGCCTTTACAGGAACTGTTACAGGTGCTTCTGCCGCAAGTACAATGTTTACGCTCAAGGCTACTTCTGTTGGTACATGGGGCAACAACCTCCGTGCCACTATTGCTTTTGATACAAACACACTTGACGCTGGAAAAATTAACAGCACTACAGAATTTAGTTTAATTATTTCATTAATCCAAGGAAGTAACACAGTAGAAGTAGAGCGTTGGCAAGAACTTTCTTTCAGCCCTGCTTCTTCACGTTACTACAAGAGTGTTCTTGATCTTTATTCAAATTATGTAGTAGTGCAGGGAACTCCAGCCACAATTACTACAACGGTAACCCCACAAGCAGGACTAGTTCTTACTTTTGCATCAGGAACTGCTGGGGATGCTATTGTTGATGCTAACTGGTTTACAGGAGTTGACGCCTTAGCAACTGTCGGTGGTCCATTACTGATTAACTTGGTTGGACAATTCTCTAGCACCCGTGTTAACTACGCTTTGCAAGAGGCTTATGATCGTGGAGATGCTTTTGTAATTATTGACGGTGACCTTGCCGCCACAACTAAAAACAGCATTCAGTCTGCAATATCTGGATACAGCAACGCATACGGTGGTTTTGGTGCAGTGTACTATCCCGGTTTGAAGATGTACGATCCTGCAAAAACAGGACCAACTGCTATCCGTGACACCTACTGTGGTGGCGCAATTGCTGGTGCATTCGTACGGTCAGAAACTTTGCGTGGTGTTGCTAAAGCACCTGCTGGCTACACACTTGACCTTCAGAACGTGTTTGGTTTAGTTGCTACTTTATCGGATGCTGACCAAGGCGAACTTTACGCTACAAGTAACGTAAACGTCCTTCGCAACATCCCCGGTGGTGGAACAATCATCAACGGTGCTCGCACCCTTGCCAAGCGTCGTCCTGACAAGTACATCACGATTCGTCGTACGCTTTCTTACCTAAACACTGTCCTTCAAGACCAGACTCAGTTCGCTCTGTTTGAACCAAACGATGATCGTTTGTGGGACAAAATTAAAGTAAGTCTTTCCAGTACCCTTACCGATTTCTGGGCTAAAGGTAACTTGAAAGGTGCTACAGCAAACCAAGCCTTTTACATTACGTGTGATGCTTCAAACAACAGTTCATCTTCTATTGAAGATGGTTACGTAAATGTTGAAGTTGGCGTTGCACTACAGTACCCAACAGAATTTGTTGTTATTAATCTCACACAGTGGGCTGGCGGAAGCACCGCCACCACGAATCTTTAAGGAGCACAGTACATAATGGTTGCAACTCTTCGCACAGATCCACTACGTAACTTTAAGTTTCGTGTACAGATCATTCCAAAGAAGGCTACTGGAAACCTATCAACTACCTTGGCTGGTATTGGAGACCTTGGGTTTGCTCAAGTAAGTGGTATCTCAGTTACTAACGAAGTTATTTCCTACCGTGAAGGTGGCATGAACACTCATCCACATAAAATGGTTGGGCAATCTGACTTTGCTCCAGTATCTTTTGCTCGTGGTGCTTTTAACGCAACAGATAGCAACAAGCAAGATGCTGTTTGGCAGTGGCAGAAATTCATGCATGCATGGGTAGGCGGAGGCGTTTCAGGTGGCGCTGGCTTGGCAACAGGTGATGGCGACTACCGCTGTGACGTGCTTGTAAAAGTCTATGACCACCCACACACCGCAACTGGTGTTCGTTACCAGTACGACGGTGGCGAACAACTTGGAGCATCTATTGTTCCGGGTAACGTAAAATTCCAATTCAAACTGTATAACTGCTGGCCCGGTGCTTATGCCCTTACTGACCTCAACGCAGGCGATAATGGTATTATCATCCAATCAATGACCCTTCACCATGAAGGTTTCTACATTGACTGGTCAGGCTCTCAATCACTCGCTTCACTATAAACAATTAATTAGGAGTACAACATGGAGAATATAGCGGCGCAAGCCGATGCGCTAAGTAGCGCCTTAGAAGAGGCTGTCCCAGAAATGGCACCAGCCCCAGACACGGTTGTTAAACTTATGCGTGGGGTGTACAACAAAGAATTAGATACGTGGGAAACCTCCGCAGTTGTAAGAGAACTCAATGGTTATGACGAAGAAGCCCTTTCTTCTCATGACAACAAAAGCACGGTGTACGCAGAATACATGTCGTTTCTGTTACGCCGTGCTGTTGTTTCTGTGGGGTCAGTTATTATCAAAGACAATCTTCACATAATTGACGAGTTAATTATTGGGGATCGTGACGCTTTATTCCTTGGAGTTATCAAGGCTACCTACGGCAACACACGGGAATACCAAGTTGTCTGTGATTCATGCAATGAGACTAATGACGTGTTTGTTGGTGTAGATGAGTTCCCAGTTCGGGAAGCCAAACATGATCTTAAAGAGCCTCTTAAGGTTGCCCTCAAGAACGGCTCAGAGGTCTCTCTACGCCTTCCTAACGGCCTAGACAGCAAGATTGTGGCAACTAAGGGCAAAACCACCCCAGAGCAAAATACCATCATGCTTTCACGCTGTGTAATTGGTGTGGACAATGCGGCTGACTGGGCACGAAATCTCAACATGGCAGACCGCACAGACATCATTAATGCTTTATTGGACGCCCAACCCGGCCCTCAGATCGGGGAGGTGAAAGCCCCTTGTGCACACTGTTCAGAACAAATGATTATTATGCTCAACTGGGCCTCACTTTTATTCGGCTAATCTTGTACACTTATATTGGGATTACGACCTGATTGCTTCTGTTTACAAGGGTTTCACACTCGCTGACATACAACACATGACTGTGCGCCAAAGGCGCTATTGGGCATCTATGGGTAAATGGAAGAGTAGTGGAGATTAAATAAATGGCAATTTTTGGTGAAGGAAGCAAAGAACCCAACCTCGCTGGTGGCGGTTCAATGGCTGACGTCCGCTCCAAGTTCTCTGTTGACACGTCTCAAATGGAGAAACTTGTTAAAGGCTTTAGCAGTATCAAAGCCGATATCAAGTGGATGCACGACAACCTTGATAAGACCATTGCCAAAGTAAACAAACTTGCTAATGCTCTTGGCACTGTTTCTACAGCAAATACTTCCCCATCAACCAGTACAAGCACTGCCAGTGCTGTAAGCAATGCTGTTGTTAAATCACAAAACATGGTTTCTGGCGATGGGGGTGCCCCAGCCTCAACTGCTGCTATGGGTGTTAGCCCTGCAGCGGCAGGTGGCTTCTTTAAAAACTTCCGTGGCTCTATCCCCACTGGTACATCTGCCGCAGGTGGCGGTGGTGCAATGAGTGGTTTAATGGGCAAAGCCGGAGGTTTAATGGGGGGTGGTAACCCATTAAGCGGCATGGGGTTTGGTCTTGGAAAACAACTAGTTGGT